AGCAGGATCAGCAGAACGCTATGCAGACTCAGCAGATGCAGGCTCAGATCAATGCTCAGTCTCAGCAGATGGCTGCTCAGAACGCTATGCAACAAATTCAAGCAGAGACTCAGTCTAAGATGATGATCAAGCAGGCAGAGATTGGATACGAGATTGAGAAGATGAAGTCTGAGGCTCAGTTAAAGGTTGAACTTATGAATGTTGAGTTCCAGATGAATATGCAGCTTAAGGGTGTTGAAGCTCAAACTATAAATATGAAGGACGAGATGAAGGAGAAGGCTAAGGACAACAGAATACTTAAGCAGGCAACAACACAATCTAAGTTAATTGAGCAGCGTAAGAATAACTTACCACCTGTTGACTTCGAATCAAACGAGGATTCGCTTGATGATTTTTCATTCGCTGAGTTTGAGCCAAGATAATATAATAAAATAATTACTAACTTTGCAAAAATTATAATAATATGACAACAGAAGATATCGCAGGGAGATTAGCTACGTTTCACGAGCAGTTCCATATGATCCACTGGGAGACAAGAAGTTTCGCAGAACACAAGGCAACAGGAGGATTCTATGAGTTCTTGCAAGACTTTAAGGATGAGGTTGTTGAAAAATTAATGGGGTATAGCGGAAAGAGAATCAAGGGTATGAGAATAGAGCCTATGAAATCTGGTCAAGATTCTATAGAACTTACAGATCAGGTATTAATGTTCGCCAACGAGCTTGAGGTTTATGGTGATATTAATAAGTATCCAGACATCTGTAATATGGCTCAATCACTTTCGGGTGAGGCGGCAAAATTAAAGTATTTATTGACATTGTCATAAAACTATAAAACGGCACTGATTTAATATTAGTGCCAATAATTTAATAAATCAAATCAAATGGAAAATTTTACAGTGCGCGATATTGGCGCAGGGGAAGAACGTTCAATGCAAGAAATTGAACAGGAGTTATTAGACAAGCACGAGGAGAAGTTTAATCAGGAAACTACTAAGGAAGAAACTACTGAAGTGGTGGTTGAAGAAACGGTTGAGCAATCAACACCTGAATTAAAAGACGAAGACGTATTGTCCTATATTAAGGGAAGATACAACAAAGACATCAACTCTGTTGATGAACTGTTTAAGGAGAGAGAGACCAACGAGGAATTACCTTCAGATGTCTCAGCATTCTTAAAGTATAAGAAAGAGACTGGTAGAGGTATTGATGACTTTATGAAGTTAAGTAAGGACTTCAATACATTATCTCCAGAGAAGCTTTTAGCTGAGTATTATTCAGCTACCGAGTCAGACTTGGATGACGAGGATATCAACTATATGATCGAAGATAGATTTGGATACGATCCAGACTTTGATGAGGAGAAGGATATTAAGAAGAAAGAGATTGCCAAGAAGAAAGAGCTTGCCAAAGCTAAGAAGTTTTTTGAAGATCAGAAGGAGCAGTACAAGTCACCACTTGAGTCAAGGGGTAGCTCAGTTCCAGATGAGGATAAGGAAGGCTACAGCGCTTACAAGAAATACGTTCAAGACGCACAGACCGTGCAGCAAGAGAGTTACAAAAAGTCTGAGTATTTTCAGAAGAAGACTGAAGAACTTTTCAACCAGGATTTCAAAGGTTTTGATTTCAACATTGGTGACAAGGATTTAAAGTTTTTACCTGGCGATCCAGCGGACTTAAAGAAGTCTCAATCTGATCTGACAAATTATATATCTAAGTTCTTAGATAATGATGGGTTAATTTCAGACGCTGTTGGTTATCACAGATCCTTATCTGTAGCTATGAATCCTGAAAAATTTGCTAGGTTCTTTTACGAACAAGGCAAGGCTGAGGCGTTATTAGATACCGCCAAACAAACAAAGAATATAGACATGGAGGTTAGAACATCTCCTCAATCTATCAGCTCATCAGGAGTTAAAGTGAAGAGTATAGACGATGGTGGTGGTCGTGGACTTAAGTTTAAAAGTATAAAATAACACTTAAAAAATTAAAAAATGTCAGTATTATCTACACCAGGCTTTGATTTGCAGCCTTCAGCAGAGAGAAAAACTCTTGCATCAAATTACATCACAAACTTTGACTTCTTGAATCAGTATCTTCCAGATACTTACGAGAAAGAGTTTGAAAGATATGGTAATCGTTCAGTTGCATCTTTCTTAAGATCAGTTGGAGCTGAGATGCCATCTATTTCTGACCTTATCAAATGGGCAGAGCAAGGTCGTTTACACACTAAATATGTTAACTGTGCTTCTGACGCTGCTGCAGCTTCTGATACAGCTACTATTACAGTGAGTGACACTTTAGTACCAGGGAATGGTGGAATTGCTTTTAGAATTGGTCAAACTGTTTTCTTATCAGATAACAATGAGGCTTCTAAATCTAACAAGGCTATCATCACTGATGTTGATTACACTGCTGGAACTTTTGACGTAGCTTACTACGAGGCTGGTGGTCAAACTTTTGCAACTACAGATACAGTAACTGCATTCGTTTATGGTTCAGAGTTCAGAAAAGGAACTGAAGGAATGGAAGAGTCTTTAGAGGCTGATGACTTGTTCTTAGAGAACAGCCCAATCATCATCAAAGATAAGTATGCAGTATCTGGTTCAGATATGGCACAAATCGGATGGGTTGAGGTTACTTCTGAGAACGGAGCTACTGGTTACTTATGGTACATCAAATCAGAGCACGAAACTCGTTTGAGATTTGAGGATTACTTAGAGTTAGCTATGATTGAGGCTGTACCAGCTGAAGCTAATTCAGGAGCTGCTGCTACAACAGGTAATGTTGGTAACAAAGGATCTGAAGGTTTATTCTACTCAGTTTCTCAAAGAGGAAACGTATGGGGTGGTGGTAACCCAACTACATTGTCTGACTTCGATACTATTATCCAACGTCTTGACAAGCAAGGTGCTATCCAAGAGAATGTGTTATTCGTTAACCGTCAGTTCTCTTTCGATATCGATGATATGTTAGCTGCTCAAAACTCTTACGGAGCTGGTGGTACATCTTACGGTTTATTCGATAACGATAAGGATATGGCTTTGAACTTAGGGTTCACAGGATTCAGAAGAGGTTACGACTTCTACAAAACTGACTGGAAATACTTAAACGATGCTGCTACACGTGGTGGAGTAGTTGGTGGTGCTATCAATGGTGTGTTAGTTCCTGCTGGATCTACAACTGTTTACGACCAAGTATTAGGTAAAAACGCTAAGAGACCATTCTTACACGTACGTTACAGAGCTTCTGAAACTGAAGATCGTCGTTACAAAACTTGGATTACTGGTTCTGCTGGTGGTGCTTCTAACTCTAGCTTAGATGCTATGGAAGTACACTTCTTATCAGAAAGAGCTTTATGTACTTTAGGTGCTAACAACTTCTTCTTATTCGAAGCTAATAGCTAGTAATAAATAAATACCTAACAGGGAGATGAGATACTCTCCCTGTTATTTTTTTAACAAATTAAATTATATCAAATGAACAAAGAAACTGCATTAGTAGATAGAATCTACGTATTAAAAAAAAGAAATACTCCGTTGTCATATATGTTGACATCGAAGAATACTTCAAGGAGTCCGTTATACTACTTTGACGGAAAATCAAACAGACCGCTTAGATATGCAAGAAACCAGAAGACACCTTTCGAGGATGAGCAGGATGGTTCTGCTATTTTAGAGCCTATTGTATTTGTTGACGGATCATTAACCGTGTCTAAAACAAATCCAGTACTACAAAAATTCTTAGAGTATCATCCAGGGAACGGAATGATATTTGAGGAAGTAAATACAGAGAAGGATGCGTCTGCACAGTTTGACAAGTTAACTACAGAGTTGGATGCACAGTTAGCAGCAAGAGACCTTACGGTTGATATGCTTGAGGCTGTTGCTAGAGTTGTATTGGGAGGTAAGATTGACAAGATGTCAACCGCTGAGCTTAAGAGAGATGTGCTTGTTTATGCAAGATCATACCCTTATAAGTTTATGGAGTTGCTGAATGATCCAATGTTACAGTTGCAAAACACCTGTGCTAAGTTATTTGATCAGGACGTGTTGAGGCTTAAAAATAAAGGTAGAGATGTATACTTTAACCTAGAGACAAACAAGAAGAAGTTGTTGACAGTTCCTTACGGTGAGAATCATTTATTCATCTTGGCATCACACCTGAAGTCAGATGATGGAATTGAGACACTTAGACTGCTTGAGAGCCATTTAGATTAATATTTTTTTAGTATCTTTGCAAAGATTATTAATCATAAACAAAAGATAAAAATGGAAAAATTTTTAAGTATCCCTGTAACTAACGAGCAATTTCAAATTGTATCTGCTACAGACATTAAACTTATCGAGCAAGCATCGACTACTACTGTTACCATCACTTACGGTGGAGGTAAAGTTGTTACTATCACTCACGCTACTGCTGGGGCTGGTGTTGAAACAGAAAGAGACGCTATTGAAGCGGCTGTTGTTGCAGCATTAGGCGAGGGATGGACAAAAGTAACTTACGATGTTACATTATTACCATTCGCTGTTTCTGGAATAGCTATTGCGTAATTGTTTTTGTTCTTAAGGAAAGCTAAAGGCACTCTAATCAGAGTGCTTTTTTTTATTATCTTTGTAAAAAGTTTTTAATATGATAAACTCAGTTAGAAATACAGTTCTATCTGTTATAAATAAGAATAACTACGGCTATATAACACCTGCTGATTTCAACTTATTTGCCAAGCAGGCACAGATGGAAATATACGAGGAGTACTACTCTTCCTATAACAAGACCATCAATATGGAGAATGCTCGTATGTCAGGTACTGAATACGCTGATATTGAGCAGCCAATAGCCGAGACTCTTGAGTCTTTCTTGGTTACATCAAATTTAGATAATTATAGTGCAAATCAGTGGCTAGCTCCTTCAGAAGATACTACTGGAAGCGCAGCATATATGATATTAAGGATAGACTGTCTTAATGATTTAGGCAGTAGAATCGGTACAGCTGAGAAGGTTTCTAACGCAAGAATAATGATGCTTTCAGACTCTAACTTAACTGGACCATCGTTGATGTACCCAGTATATACATACGAGCAGAATGCAGTAGGAACATCTACCATTGTATTGTATCCTGACACAATCAGTGATGCAAATGATTATGATATAAGATGCACATACTTTACGTATCCTAAGGATCCTAAGTGGACGTACATTACACTTTCAAATGGTGAGCCGATGTTCGATCAGTCTCAACTAGATTACCAAGACTTCCAGCTTCCAGCGGAGGACGAGTATAAACTGGTTATGAAGATACTACAGTACGCTGGAATATCAATAAGAGAGCAAGAGGTTGCTGCTTACGCATTAGGTCAAGAACAACACGAACAACCAACATTTAGTCAACAACAATAATTATGGCATACTTAACTGGCTATCAATACTATGAGAACGCTGGAAATTCTCCAGAGAATGAAAACTGGGGAACATACCAGTATGTATCACTAAAGGATATAGTTAACAACTTTATGTTGATGTATGTAGGTAACAATAAGCTTGTTAATAATGTTGACAAGTACGAGATCTTATTTCACGCAAAGAGAGGTATTCAAGAATTGAATTACGATGCCTTGAAAGAGATTAAGATCGTTGAGCTTAGTATATGTGACGACCTTAAGTTAGTCCTACCGCCAGACTACGTTAATTACGTTAGAATATCATTGTATAAAGATGGTGTGTTAAGACCGCTGACTGAGAACATTCAGACAAACTATAGTAACTCATACCTACAGGATAACAGCTGTAGAGTATTATTCGATCAGGACGGAAACGTGTTAGAGGGGACATCTATATTAGACTACGATAGAATACATAAGTTAAATAAGAGCATCTACCTAGGTGACGGTGATTTTAATGGTATGGAAGGTTATAATCTTGACGGTAAGTGGTACTTTAACCACACTATAGGTGCAAGATTTGGACTTAATACAGAGACTGCAAACGTAAATCCTACGTATAAAATAGACAAAAAGTCAGGCGTTATAAACTTTGGATCGGGAATGGCTGGTCAGCTTTGCATACTTGAGTATGTTACTGACGGTATGGAGGGAGGAGATGACTCTGAGGTTACTGTAAATAAGATGGCTGAGGAGTTCTTGTACGCATACATTAAGTATAACGTGCTTACAAATAAGTACGGAGTTCAGGAGTATGTTGTAAATAGAGCTAAGAAAGAGAAGACAGCCCTTTTAAGAAACGCAAAAATAAGATTGAGTAACATACACCCTGGAAGATTATTAATGAATATGAGGGGTAAAGATAAGTGGATTAAATAGGTATGGATTTAAATACTACGTTCCTTAAGGGTAGAATGAATAAGTCGCTTGACGAGAGAGTTCTTCCAGATGGAGAATATATTGACGCGTTAAATATAAGGATAGGATCTACTGAAAACAATAGCGTTGGTGCTATTGAGAACTCATTAGGTAATACTAAGATCAGCTCTATTCTTTACGAGGGAGATCCTTTGTCTACTGATGCAAGATGCATTGGTGCGTATGAGGATAACCAGCACGAGACAATATACTGGTTCGTAACAGATCCAGGGAATGTAGATATGGTTCTATCTTACAACGATAGAACAAGCACACTTATATACCACGTAATATCAACAACCGTACTTAATTTTGATACTCAGTATCTGGTAAATGGAATTGACTTAATTGACGGTCTCTTATTCTGGACAGATAACTATAATCCTCCAAGACGAATAAATGTAAATAGTTCGTATGCATATCCTACTATGGGAGTTGATAATATTACAGAGGACGATATATCTGTTATTGTAGCTCCACCGTTAGAATCTCCTTCTGTAGTTCCACTAATATCATCAACTGAAAAGAACTATATAATTGATAAGTTTGTATCTTTTTCTTATAGATATAAATATAAGGATGGAGAGTACAGTGCATTGTCTCAGTTTAGTGATATAGCATTCGTTCCTGACAACTTCTTTGTTGACTTTACAAGTTATACAAATGGGGCTATGCAAAACATATTTAATTCTTATAATGTATTTTTCAATACTGGTAATAAAAATGTTATTCAGGTTGATTTATGCTTTAAGTTATCTGACTCAAGTATTGTAAATATTATTGAAAGATACAATAAAAATGAACAGGGATGGGGAGACGATCAAATAAAGTCTATTAATTTTAATAATAAGAAAATATACACTGCACTTTCAAGTTCAGAACTAACAAGACTATTTGATAACGTACCTCGTATAGCTAAGTCTCAGACCACTATGGGTAATAGACTTATGTATGGAAACTATGTTGATGGTTACGATATAGATACTAACATTAATTATGATGTTGTTGGTGTTAGTGAGGGAATAGGAGGTAAATATTTAAATGTTTTTACAGATGATGGGTTTTACACTATAAATCCATCAGTCCCCGCAACTATCCCTAGCGGTATTATAAAAATAGATTTTACTGATACAGAAATAAAAACTGGATCATTATTATCAATACAATTTAGATTATTTCACTATTCATTTTCTGGAGATCCTTCATACGCTTTAGAAGGTATTTTAAATGAATTTGATTTTAGTTTTAATTTTAATATAACAAACGATTTTTCAAGCGCGTATCAATTATCTCAGGATCAATCGTTTATAAACGCAATATATGAACACAATCCTATAGTTGATTGCGGGACTGGTTTCTCGTTAACAGATAAATTTAACTGCAGTATGACAACTGTAGTCACTTCACCTCCAGATTGGGATATTGAAGGAACAGGGATAAGTGCTGTTGATCAGGGATTTACAATAATAGCATCTCCAACAGAACCAAATATTATAAAGTTGCAGATACCTGCGATAAAGTTTGTAACAGATCCACCTGACTTAGAAGCGTATGAGTACCTAACAGATATAGGCACTGTTGCTTCATTCTCAACATTAGAGAATAAAAGAAGCCTACATAGCAACAGAGATTATGAGGTTGCTATTGTTTATCAGGACGAGTATTTAAGAAGCTCTACTGCTCTAGTTTGTGATGATAATACTGTATTTTTTCCAGCATCAGCGTCAGACACAAAGAATTATATAGTATCTACAATACAGAACCTTGCTCCTTCTTGGGCTAAGAGATATAAGTTTGTTGTTAAACCTTCTAAGTCTAAGTACGAAACTATTTATACTAATTTATTTTTTCAAGATGATGATGGTTTTGTATGGTTTAAACTAGAAGCAGAGAATATAAGTAAAGCAAAGATTGGAGAACAATTAACCGTTAAAAGAGATTCTAACGGAGCTATGAACAACCTTGTTACTGTAACTGTTCTTGATGTTAAGTCTCAGTCTGATAATTTTATATCTGGACCTAATCCTGATGATATAGTTTATGAGCCTGCTGGGGTTTATATGAAGATGAGGGTTACTAATTTTGAGGTTATTTACGATAAAAATTCTTTCATACAATTAAAGGTTGTAGGAGGATTTAATGGAAAAGATTATACTCAAAGAAGAATAGATCTTTCGTATGCAAATCCAAGTTATGATCCAAGTATACCAATAGATGCAGAAAATCAACCTAGAATAACTTATGATATACCTGCTGGTAGTATTGTAAAGTTTGATATAAGGATGAATAGAGATGAAGCTAACTTTTTAGATGCTAATTGTGGATCTAGGAATTATAAATATATAAGAACTGTTGTAGCTAATCAAGACTACGACAACTTATATTTATTAGCTCAGGGAGA